ATGATCAAAGTTTTATTGGAACTCTTGTGATTGTTCAACAAGTCGTCGTTGATTCTTTTCAATGCCAGTTCAATTGACGACAGGCGATCGTGTAGGCCTTTGTATCTCTCAGAGCAAAGGTCCACGTGTGCTTCCAAATTTGTTTTTTCTAAATCACTCATAATAGTTCTCTTTTTCGCATCCATATGGATGCAGTTTTTGTTGCCTGTTTGAGAAGTTGATCTGCCTATTTGAGCCTAATATACTATTATTTATCTGTCGGGCCTATATCAATAAAGTATGTATTTTTAAATTTTGTATCCTGCGTGTTGAAGCAATTGGCCGGAAATGTGACTGTTTCCTGTAAAAAGCCGTGTGTTGGTATCAGGTCAAAATCTGTTATTAATCCAGCCACTCCGTTATCGCCATCACTGTAAGCACCAGTCTGCTCAGTTCTCCATGTGAAGGACCATATGTTCTGTTTGCCTTCTTTGTAGAAAGATCCAAAATGGAACTCCTTTAGATCAACTGATTGTTTTACAGGATCGTGGTCCCAATCCACGTTGGCCCTCAACTGTATCAGTTGTTGCACCGTGACGAAATTGGCTTTCTGCAATTTCACAGTTTCCAGTGTGTTTTTGCTATCCACCAACACTCCTGTGGGGGAAGTGAAGGGAAAAGGTAATGTTGTGTTCCCGGGATTACCAATGTCCACCAAAGTTATGATACAAAAGTTGTGCATGATGTTTACAAGGTATTTACAAAAGACGAAAGGGTGAACAAATAAATGCTCACCCTTTCAAAATAATGATTGTGTTAACAATCAGAATTTATTATACGTTGAAAGTCGCAACAGTTGTTACTGTGTAACCACTTACTGGTGCAGTCGCCATAGTTCCATTACCTTGGAATGCCGCGTATACTGGGTCAGTTCCGATTGTTCCAGAAAGACCAACACACACGAATGCGTCAGGACCGTTAGTGTCTGAACCATTTCCAGATCCACCTGATACTTCTAATGCTCTAATTACAGATTTTAATTGAGCCTCAGTTGCATCGCCAGAATCTTTCGCGATAGTTACGATTAACGTTTTTGCTCCTAAACCGCTAGTGTCAACATTTAACTTTGCGTAGTTAGGTGCTATTGTTGTAGATGATGTTAAATCAGCCATTGTTTTTCTCCTAATTTATTATCAGTATTATGCTACTGTTAATGTTGTTGCCGCAACCACATCCGAACCAGTTAGGTCGATTGAAGTTGAGTCGTCACCTGTTACAGATCCTAATCCTCTGATCGCAGTCTGTAAGCCAGCCGCGTCCCACTGAGAGTTATCTACTAATAATGAGATAACGCCTGTGTTAGCATCTGCGATTGTGTAACCGATGGCATTTGTTGCGTGTAAAATCATCTGAATAACTTCGTTTGCGCCAGTTTCGTTTCTTAGATCCTGAGCCGCATCTGATGAGTTTTGACACGTTACTTTGAATGCTCCAACGTTTCCAGTTTGAACATAAGTTCCCACTGCAAATGGAGTCGTGCTGATATTTCTTGATATCGTTGCCATTGTTTTTCTCCTTTTTTCTCTTCGTTAATGGCGAGTCACCGCTCCGGTGACACGTTGCAATTATTTATGGTAAACTATGGTAATTTATGCTGTATTATAATGATTTTAACCAAACTTCATCACTTCTGGTACGTTTTTTAATTTTATAACCCAGTTTTTTCAATATATCTTCTGCTACTCGCACCACATGTGGTCTTTTTGCTCTTTTCATTTCTATGTTGATCACGGGACTGTTGTTGGCAACAGTTTCCACAGCACCTTTCATCAACAGGTCTTCATATCCGTCCACATCTATCTTTATGAAATCGATGTTGGTCAGTTCAAAACTGTCCAGGGTCTTGATGTGTATGCTACCAGGAGTACGATCAAGCATTTGGTGTAGTGGTTCGTGGAAGGTGGCTGTGCTCTCAACATCTCCCAGTCCAAATTCATGCAAGATGGCATTTTGGTCATGAGGTATGTTCTTTTTCCAACATTCCACAAATATCGGGTTGGGTTCAAAACAGTGTACTATCTCAAAATCTTTCATTAGGTTTCGTGTCCACATACCCACATTGGCTCCTGCGTCTATGCACCCTCTCCAACTTTTGATGTGTGAGTAGGCTTCTCTTCTCAGTTCAGATTGTCCATCACCGGCATCCTTGACGAATGTGGGTTGGGTATGTTGACCATTGTATGCCACCCAAAAGTCTTTGCCTGTCGGATATACATTATCTTTTTGAAGGCAGTTGGAGCAGTCGCAATGATCACAATTCTCACAGTTGGCACAAGCATTTCCACAGTGTGTATCACAAGCACATCTAAAACATTTTGCTTTTTTCATTTAATCTCTGCCCATGTAATCATCTTCCCATGCCTGATAATGTGACTTGGTGTGATATCTTTTATGATTTATTTCTTTCAATCCTTCCAGCATGGCTTCATGCATACTGATATTGATTTTATATAGCACGGGTGCTCCTTTGTACCAACGCCAGGTGGTTTCTTTTTCCATGTAATCGGTGAGCCAAACATACGATCCGTTTTTTAAACGTGTTGGTATCCATGCAAACTTTTTGTTGTAATAGTTTTCCGGGGGACCTAATATTGCACCTATGTGTTTCATTGTCCCAGCAGTTGTTTTATTTTTTTTGTTATATCTGTGGCGTGTAATTTATTTTGTAATAGTTTTGCCATTCTGTGATTGACATTGTTCTTATCTGTTTTTTTGAGATTTGAATAATCACTGATGCTTCTACGTAGGTTTTTGTATTCGACGTTGCTGATGTTGAGTGTGTTTTCTAATTTTGTGAGGAAGTCATAATCATCAGACAATTTCCTTAGGTAACGTTTCACAGCCAGTGTCGGCAAGGTGGACCTTTGTCTCAACGCCTCTGCCTGTTTTGGATTTCTCAATTTTTTGACTATGTCTTCTTTACCATCCACGACCGATAGCATATTGTATAAATCGTTTCCTGATGTTCTCACGATTTTAAAATCACTATAAGTCAGTGTGCTTTGAGCATACATTTTTGCCCACTGTTTTCCTTCGTTGTTGATATTTTTTAGTAGAGACAAACCCAAAAATGTTAGATATATACGCTCTTGTATATCTTGGAACGTGAAGCGTTGTAGGTCGTTTTGTCTTCGAACCACTCTTGCTTCAGATACATACTGTATGAAGGGCATTAACATAGAAATATTTACCGTAAAATGGAACACAACTTAATATTAACCGATATACTCAAGACTGGAAACCATCAACAGTTACAATCTTTTATCGATATGCATTCGTTGAATGATCAAACATTTGAATGCACCGGTGATTGGTACTCCATACCCTCTTATGATTTAAAAAAGTATAAAAGAAAGTTTGCTGTGATAGATCATCGAATGGGAAACTACAAATTATGGGAAAATGATTTTTATTGGAAAGATTTGTACAACCGAATCGAATATCTTGTCAAAAACAAGTTTGTTATGATAATTTCAAATCCCTGGGAGTCCAAGCACACAATCATAAAGCAATTAAGAAAAATCGTCATAGAAGAAAACAGATATACCTACTGGACCGGGGGGTCAAGTTGGTTTTGGTGGATGATGTTTGAAAGGTACAAAGATCAGAAATTTGACATAGATCATTCAAAAAAAATATTTGATTTTTTTTATCTAAACAAACAGGAAAGACCTCACAGGATAAAACTGTTTAAAAAGTTACAGTCAGAGGGATTATTGGCCGATAGTTTGTACAGTTTCCTTAGCGAAAACAAAAACTTAGATCCAAAATATGAATTACCATGGGTGGATGTCAACAATTATCCAAAGTACGGAAAAGATAGAGACATCTATGAACTTCCGTACAATCATTCTTCCTACAATATAGTTTCGGAAACACACGACTTTGGTGAGACATTCATAACAGAAAAAATATGGAAACCCATATTAATGAAACAGATATTCATAGTACACAGCAAACCAAATTATCTACAGGAGTTAAATGAGATGGGATTTAAAACTTTCAGTACCTTGTTCGACGAGAGTTATGATAAGGAAAATGATAGTGATAAAAGAATTGATGCCATTGTTAAGTTGTGTAAGTTTTTGAAAGATCAGAAAGCCGAAGAGTTATACAAAGAGTCAACACTTATCAGAGACCACAATTCAAAACATTTTTTTAATAGGTCTGCTCTACAGAATGAAATAAACAAAACCTTATTGGGTTTTATCAAATTTTTTGATGGCACTCAAGTTTCTTCTTGAGAATGTGAGCCTGTCCACTAATTTGACTGCACCACCGTCTGATCCAACAGCAACAAAACCTTCCGGGTCTGTGACTTCCAAACCATTCTCAGTCTGAGCAAATGTGCCAACCTGCATGGCTTGGTTCATTTTTTGGAGTGCTTCTGCTTTTAGTATTTGCACTTGTTTGTAAAAAGTCAGCATGGCCTGTAATGGTTTTTTTATTGTGTTCATAAATGCCGGCATCTGTTTCATTTTTTGTTGTCTTAGTTGAATGGCCTTTTGTGCTTTTAGTCCAGCCATTTGTTGATTCATTCTTGCAATATAGAATTCTTGAAAACCTTTTAGAAATTGATTGACGTTATCAGGCAAACGTCCTTGTTTGACTTCTGAGTTTATAAACATCTGGAACATCGGAACGAACTCTTTGTTGGTTGACAACATGGCTGATAAATTTTGTGGAATGTTTGACAAAAGTTTTTTTAGTGTTTGGATACCACTGGCAAAACTTTTAGATTCAGATGCTGTAAAAGTGGCCGAGCCCGAAACATTTTTATAAGTGGCGTTGTCATACCACACATCGTTTGTTTTAACGAACGAAGATATATCTGCGCCTGCTTGGGCGTTCATTTCTCCCAATGATTCTCCTGTGTATGTTGTGTGAAAAATAATTCCCACTTTTGCTTCTGATATCGTTTTGCCTATTTCGGAATTTTCGGGAACAGCATAAACAATTTCGTTGGGTTTGAATGTGATAAAGTTTTCTCCGTTGATCTTTTGTCTCACAAGATCGTTGTCGGTAAACATCATATCTCCCTGTACAACTCCTTGTATGTTCAATTTGGACAAATGTACCAAACATTTTAATAGTTTCTCTCCCAAATCTCCAGTTCCGTGATTTGTTGCGATATCTTTTTTGGTATAATTTATTTTTGGTGATTTGGCAAATACTGATTTGGTACCAACGAAAAATTTTCCATTTGCAGGATTGATACCACAAATAACAGCAGGAGCACCATCCCATTTCACTGACATCTGTAATGCTGTTGAACTCTGTCCTTTCAGCATATTATATATGTCAGTGAAATAGCCGACTACTGCTTCACCTCCTTGATATCCGGATGTGAGGATAATATCTTCAATGTGCTCTAGGTGTGTTCTTTTGAACTCTCTAAGGACTTCTTCAATTAACATTAGTCGTCCTCTTCTTGTAATTCACCCTCTTTGATAGTTAAAGACTTCTTGACTTCTTTTAGATCTTTTAGTTTGTTAACACCTTTTGTGAACTTACTGGCGTCGAGATTCTTTATCGACGAATTAAACTTTTTTTCTAGGATGTAAGCAGTCTCCGGGGTAAAATTTTCTCTTATGAAATATATCAAATTTATGGCAGAGTCGATGATATGCGATGCTCTAGACTCCACAAAATGCTCAGATTCATCTTTGTTAATTCTTACTGAACTTAATTCCTCGAGGATACTTTTTGTTCTTCTTTTCATAATTTTAATATATTAACACATTTTTGCTTGTTGTCTATATATTTAACTGATATCTACTTTATTTGTGCCTCTAAATTTTTAATTTTTTGTGAAAGTTCTACAACAATCTGTTTATAATCTGCTATTTGAACTTCTAGATTACCTATCTGTGCCGATAATAATTTAATTTGTATTTGTAGTTCTTCATTGGTTAGTGTGTATTCTTCAATTTTGTTTTTGTGTTTGATTTCTAA